TACTGATCTATTAACTGCTGAAATACAACTACAAACAGCCTACACAGGCTAAGAAAGGTACGAAATGGCAACAACTATTTTAAGTGGTCGTAGTTTAACATTAACTATTGCTACTGTAAATTATTCAGAACAAATTTTAGACTCTGCTATCAACTTTGATACCGAACGTTTAACATTTGACACTCTTGCAGGCAAAGCCTACAAATACATTGACTCAAACGTCACTCTTGATATTAACTTCTTAAACGACGCAGGTAAAACAAGTCCGGGAAGTTTATACAAAGCACTTTGGGACGCAACCGAGTCAGCACCAGACACAGCTCTGGCTTTTGTTTTGACACTAACAACAGGTGTAACTTTAACTGGTACAGTATTACCACAATACCCACCAATTACTGCTACAGGTGCAGATGCACAAACTTGTTCAGTATCATTACAAGTTGTAGGTATCCCAACCGAAGACCTAACAGCGTAACAACAACAAACAGAACAGGGGCACACAAATGCTTAAACTAAAATTAACGTGGGAATTAGAAACAGGTGAAAAGTTTGATGAATGGACTAGACCAATTGAACTTTCACTTGCAGAAAAAGAACTTTATAACAATAAGTCAATTGTTAAAATACTTATTGACGAAAGCACACCAAGTAACACGCTTCTTTTATTCTTGGCTCACAAGATTCAACAACGTGTTACCAAAAAAGTCGAAAACTTTGAGACTTGGAAAAGCAAAGTCACCGATATTGCAGCTTCTGATTTTGAGACAGCAAATTTTACCAAGCCCGAAGTATCGGGCGAACAGCAGTAGAACTAGCAATAGCAACTGGGATAACACCAGATTATTGGCTCAATGCCGAACCCGATATATGGGCTACAGCTATAGACATACTGAACGAGCAAGCTAATGGCTAAAACAGTACAATTAGTTAAAGTTGATAAAGATTATCGTGGGCTTCTTCGTGCCTTTAATAAAATGGACGATATTGCTAAAAACGATATGAAAAAGATTGCTAGCGATTTGGCTGAACGTGGTGCTAATTATGCTAAAGGTGCAGCTAACAATGCGCCTTACAATGTTAAACAAGCACAAGCTGTTGCTGACTCAATTAAAATATCTAAATCTGATAAAGCACCAAGTTTTAGTATTGGTGGTAATCGTAAAGTTGGCTCTAGTGCTTTTGCTGCTGGTTATGTGATAATGGGTAATGAATTTGGATCAAAGCAATACAAACAGTTCCCTAGACGCTCTGGCAAGGGTGGTAAAGAGGGTTGGTGGTTGTATCGTGCTATGTCAAGATTTCAACCAACGATTGCTCAGGAATGGCTTAAAGGTTATGAACGTATTAGAGACGCTTGGAAAGCAGGTTTATAATGGCTGATATTAGGACACTCAAACTTGCGCTTCTTGCTGATACTAAAAACTTTATTGACGGACTTGATAAAGCCGATAGGGAAACTAAAACTTTTAGCAACAAGTTAGATAATGCTTTACAAAAAGGCGCAGCAGCATTTCTTGCTGTTGGTGCTGCAGCTGGGGCTATGGCTATCAAAATTGGTGTGGACGCTGTTAAAGCAGCCGTTGAAGATGAGAAATCCCAAAAGTCTTTAGCAATTACTTTACGTAATACAACAAAGGCTACGGATCAACAAGTTGCAGCTGTTGAAGATTACATTGACAAAACAGCACGCGCAACAGGTGTAGCAGATGACCAATTACGCCCAAGCCTTGACAGACTTGTTAGATCAACACAAGACGTAACTAAAGCACAAAAACTACAAACACTAGCTCTTGATATTGCTGCAGGCACAGGTAAAGACCTTGCCACAGTTTCAGAAGCCCTAGGCAAAGCCTATGACGGCAACCTGGGCGCGTTAAAACGTATTGGTGTGCCTCTTGATGAAAACATTGTTAAAACTAAAGACTTTGACGCAGCCGTTGTTGCTTTGACACAAACCTTTGCTGGACAAGCTGACGCAGCTGCTGAAACTTTTGCTGGTCGTTTAGCGAGAATACGTATTGCAATAGATGAAGCCAAAGAACAATTAGGGCAAGCACTATTACCTTTACTTGAACGTTTTGCAAAATTTGCTACAGAAAAACTTGCACCAGCATTACAAGGTTTAGTAGATGGTTTAACAAGAAGTGGCAAACAATCTTTAACACGTGCTTTTTATGACGCTGGAACAGGTGCAGTAACTTTTGGTTACGATATGGACAACGTTCAAGGGCAAGCATATTTACTTGGTGAACAACTCAGAAAAACAACGCAAATACTTGGCGATATGTTAGATAAAGTTACTGGCGCAGCTGAGGGCGAGGGTTTTAAGAAATTACTTACAGCTATAACAAGCATTATTGCAGGTTTAGAAAAAGCCATAGAACTTTACAATCGTTTACCTGATTTTGGTAAATTCTTGATTAACCCTACACCTGATTTGCTTAACCTTGCTGGAACAGCTGCACAAATACCAAGCACAGTATCAGGCAGAGGCACAACAGTTATTGTGAACAACAACATTAAAACAGCTGTTGATCCACAAGCCACAGCTAGAGCAATAACCAAAGTAACAAACACAGCAACTAAAACAACAGGTATAAAACCTTTCAACTTCGGCTTCAGATAAACCTATGACAGTTTACACACCAACATATAGGGTAACAATTGCTGGAGTCGTACAAACAGACGACATACTTACAGGTGGAACAATAACTTATGGTCGTAACGATTTCTTTGAGGCAACACAACCAAGTTACTGCAACATAGAATTATTAAACAAAGACGGAGCAAGCCCAGTAGTTGAACTACTTGATGTTGTTTTGATAGAAGTTACTGACTCAGCAGGTTCATACGTCAAGTTGTTTACAGGTGAAGTTTCAGGTGTTTATAACAGGTTTGAGGGTGCTGGCGCAGCTGGTAAACCTAACACGTTACAAATACAAGCAATAGGTGCTCTTGGTTTACTTGTCAAACGTACTGCAGGTGCAGTTAGTTACCCTGAGGAATTAGACGGCGCACGTATTCAACGAATACTTGAAGAAACTTTGTTTGTGGCTTGGGAAGATTTAAGTAATACATTAACTTGGGACGATTTTACTACTGAGACTTGGGCAACTTATGGCATACAAGGCATAGACACAATTGACGCAGGACGCTACGAAGTACTTGCTAGATCAGCAGAAATTGAACAAGCATTTAATCTTACTGATGAAACACAACAATCGGGCTTAGGTTATTTATACGATACAGCCGATTTTGAGATCGGTTACGCTGACGCTGAACGCAGAAGCGAAAACTACGCAGCTAACTTGATAGAACTTGACGCTAACCTTGTAAACGCTGACATACAAACAAGATTACAAACAGCAGACATTGTGAACAGCGTTGTCATTAGATATGACGACCCAGTACTTGAAGAAGCAGCCGAAAACGATACGTCAATAAATAACTATGGTTTGCTACAAGAAATTAGGCAAACAATTTTGGCGCAACAATTAGACGCCCAGGAACAAGCTGTGAACTTTGTTAATTATCGTGGCACACCTAGAACGTCACTTGAAGCCGTATCTGTGAATCTTGCTAATGACGGAATGACTAATACTGTTCGTGATGATTTACTAGCTGTGAATATGGATACCCTGTTGTATTTGGACAATATCCCAATAGGTTTGATTCCAGAGGGCTATTTTGAGGGCTTTGTTGAGGGCTGGACTTGGACATTGGGTAGACGAAACCTAGAGCTGACAATGTCTGTATCTAACTCAATCTACTCAACACTTGACGTACAATGGGAAGATTACAACGCTTTAATTCAATGGCAAAACCTAGACAATGCTACTCGTTGGCTTGACGTTATTTAAGAAAAGGATAAACTAGAACAATGGCAACTACCACAACTAATTACGGCTGGGATATTCCCCAAAGCACAGATCTTGTTAAAGACGGCGCTACGGCTATTGCAACCCTTGGTCAAGATATTGACACTTCTGTATATACAGCCCTTGGTGGTAACAAATCAGGTTTAGTGTTACTGAATACAACTAGTTTTAGTGGAGTAGCCAGTCAATCAATCAATGATGTTTTTAGTGCAAGTTATGATGCTTATCGAGTAATTATTACAAAATCATATAATTCTGGTAGTGCTGGCGATTTGCGAATGAGATTAAGAGTCGCTGGTTCAGATAACAGTACAGCCAGTAGTTATATTCGTAGAGGTTATTATTCTGCTGCTGCCTCTTTATCAAATACACCAGGAGTTGAAAATTATTTTACAATTGGTTTAGCAAACACAACAACTTCTAATCAAACAAATTTTGGAGTTTTAGAATTTTTTAGTCCTTTTGATACTGTGTATACTGGTTTGAGTTATCACGCAATAGGTGTAAATGGTAGTGAAATGATAAGTGGTGCTGGTTGGCATAATCAAACAACAAGTTATACAGGATTTACTATTTTTACAAATGCTGGTCAAAACTTTCACGGCACAATTTCAACTTATGGTTTTAACAAATAAAGGATAAATAATGGCTAAAGCAGAAAAGATATTTATTGGTATAGATGACCAAGTTATTGAATTAACTGGTGCAGATAAAGAAGCCTTTATTGCAGATATAGAAGAAACTAATGCCCGACTTCAATTAGTTGAAACGGAGTATAAGGCTAAACAAAAGGCAAGAGAAGACGCCATTAAAAAACTTGCAGAAGTAGCAGGACTAACAGAGGCAGAACTAAATGCGATCCTTTAACCACAAACAATTTTCTTTAGCTGC